ACCAGATTATCCTTCAACCTCCGCCAATTATAATAATTGTCGAGGAGATGGTGGTGCCGTTGGTACAATTTATTCAGAGATCATTGGAGATGATCCTTCATTTACTAATCAAGAGGGATTAGTCGAACTTAAGGTAACCGAGAAGGTTTTAAGTCGTCCAGAGAGCATGTTATACGGCCCTGGTGGAATGAATGAGGATGCAGATCCTCTGTTTAAATGTAGCAGTGTTTTGAATAAGTCCATTGTTGGCGACTCAACGAAATTGAAAGAAAAATGGAGGGAGATGTTCGATTTGATTCGATGCAAAGCTGAACGAGAAATGCCAGTCGTTAAGACGGTAGGACTCAGTGAAGCTTTGAAAGTTCGTGTCATTAGTAAAGGACCACCTCTGTTATATACGTTTTTAAAACCTCTTCAAAAATTTCTTTGGGGTACACTCAAGACTAATCAAGTTTTTCAATTGATTGGTACACCGGTCCAATTGGCTCACATACAGAATTTATTTGGTGAGATGGACGATGATGAGATGATAGTCAATGGTGATTATAAAGCATCAACTGATAATTTGCACAGTTGGGTTAGTGAAATCTTAGCAACGAAGCTTGTGGAAGTTTTGAATCGACAGCCTGAAGCTTTCAGGATCGATAATGCTCATTTAGATATGTTGATAACATCTCTGACCGGTCACATTTTTGAAATGGACGATGGATCAATGAGATATCAGCAAGAAGGACAATTGATGGGTTCTATAACCTCATTTCCTTTTCTCTGTTTAGCGAATGCAGCAATGTGTCGCTGGGCTTTAGAGTTATCTAATGGGAATGTTTATCGAGTTCGAGACAGACCGCTTCGAGATTTCAGAAGTAGAATCGCACCATTACTGGTTAATGGCGATGATTGCACGCTTAAAGGTAAAAGAGAAAATATTAGGTCTCTATGGGAGAAGATTACAGCCTTTGGTGGCTTAGAATCTTCCGTAGGAAAGACAATTTTCTCGCTTAAGCATAAACCAATAGCAGTCATAAACAGCCAGACTTTTGATTACTTACCTCGAGAAAAGACATGGGTTGAACGCAAGTGCGTCAATCTAGGTATCTTAATGGGTAAGCAAAGGTCTAGTGTTGGAGATGACGAAAGGATGATACCTTTTCATGCTTTGGGTGCACTTCATAGAGAACTCAAACGTTCCTGTCCAGATTCAATATGGAAGGAAGTCTCTAGAAGATTTATCTACTATAACTCAAACACTCTCAGGCAGTATCCTGACATACCATGGTGTATGCCAGAATATCTGGGGGGGCCTGGACTCGTAACAGAGGAATCAAAGGTCTCGCTGCTTGATCGAGAAATTGCAACTTTTTTAATAAGATCTCATAGAAATCCTAAATTCACAATAAAGAAACAACAAACATCAGCTGAATGGAGACTACACAAGATTGTGATGCCCAAGTTGGAGAGTTTAGGAGTAGAGGAGACTAACTATACATTAATATCTGAGGACGCACCGGGGATTTTTCCTTTTGATGATGCCGTCGTTACACAGAATATTGAGACCAATCATGGACGTCTTTATAAAAATCTAATAATAAACACACTATTTACCGAAAGTTTCGGGGAGGTGTATCAGAAGAAAGACAGAGATATGATTCGAAAGGAAGATAAGCGGACTCACAAAGTTAACATGAATAATAATTACATGTATGTGAAAGTCAGAGCTCACCTAAGAGATCATGGGATTGGGAAGTTAGAAGTACGGTCATATCCGGAAATCTTAT